GGCGTGAACCACGGCCACAGGCCCGCCAGTTCGGCGGCCCGCTCCAGGGCTTCCCAGGCGCTCATGCCCGGTTCCACAGTGACCTTCTTCCGGCTGTCCCCGCCCTGTACGTCCATGCGGTCGATGCCCAGGGGGCGCAGGTAGGTGGCGCATATCTCCGCCAGGGTCAGCTCGCGCCGAGCCAGCACGGGCGCGGAGCAGTCCAGCAGGACGCCCGCCCGGTCCCTGCCGTGCAGTTCCAGGCGATGTTCTCCCTTGGCCAGACGGCGGCGCACGGCGTCCACACGGCCCGTGAGGATTACGTCCGTACCCAGACGCACCTGCACCTCGGCCCAGGGCTTTACATAGTCGGGGATGGCCGTAGCCGGGATGCCCAGGGACAGGCTCCAGGCATCGGCGGGCGTGAAAAAGTCGCTGTCTATGCTGTAGCGTTCCCAGTCCCTGTGCTCATGTCCGGCGATGGCCAGGGTGATGGCATCGGTATCAGCGGACATAAACAAGCAGCTCCTGATCTTTGGCGATGAAGTTGGGATTGCGCACTTGCGGATTGATGCGCCGCAGTTCGTCCGCGCGGGTGAAGTCGCCGTAGAGGCGGTGGGCCAGCAAATGGAAATTGCAGGCCAGCCCGGCGGTGCGTATGGCCAGCGGCGGACGGGCATTGAGGGCGGCCTCGGCCAGCTGCTGCATGGCCCGCGCCGCTGTGCGCAGGCGCTCGCAGACGGGATGCACGCTGCCCTGGGGCAGGGCCGCCGCCGTATAGTGCAGGGCGTCATCCAGCCGTGCCCGGACATTTCCCGCCAGCCCTTCGATCTCGCCCGGCGTCAGTGCGGGGGAGGCCATATCGGCCTTGAGCGCCTCGCTGGCGGCCTGTGCCGTGGCCTGGGCCTCCAGCAGGGTCACATGGGTGACGGCCACGCCCTGCGGCGTCCGGGCGCTGCCCGCATCCGGCACCGGGATGGTCGCCACGGCGGGGCGGGGCACGCGCAGGGCCAGCTGCGCCTCGGCCTTGCCCGACAGGGCGCTCTGTGGGCCGGATACCCAGGCGGGGCCATAGGCTCCGGCCCCGGTGGCGTAGGCTTTGACGGCTTCCGGGGCCGTGAGGGACAACAGCGGCAGTGCCGTGGAGAGGACACCGAACGCGGAGACCACGGACGAGGAAGCGCTGGCGGCGTCGGCTTGCAGGCCGCGCACGATGGCCTGCGCGTCGGCCACGAAGGCGGCGGGCACGTCCACATAGGACAGCACGGAACGCACCACACTGCGCCCGGAATCCAGTACATCCAGCACGCCTTGCAATTCCGTCTCCACGCGGGCCTTGATATTGGCGGCGGTATCCGCCCACTGGCCCAGGGTCTTGCCCAGCGCACTTTCCGACAGGCCCAGGGCCTCGTCCAGGCTGGAGGAAATATCCGCCAGCGCCTGTTCGGCCAAGCTGCGGCTGGAGGTGGCCCCGAAAAAGGGGTTATCCGTGACGGCTTCCACTGCCTCAAAGGTCACGGTGGCGTAGTCGTGCCGCTCCGCGCTGTGCTGTATCTGCCAGCGGCGCACGGCCACGGTGAGGCTGCCGAAAACGGGATGGATCAGCTCGCCCGGTCCAGCCTCCTCGAAGGCGGCCACCAGGGCCTTGATCCTGCTCTCATAGGCCACGCCCCAAAAAATGGCGGTCACGGGGATGACGCGGGGCTTGCGGCCCAGGTCCTCCACCTCGGCCCCGGAGCGGTACGGGTATTCATGGACGCACAGGGCCTTCTCGCCCCGGTCTTCCACGCTTTGTACTTCAAAGGGGACGCTCCTGAAGGAGGCGTCCTGCAACGTCAGATTCCATGCCATGCTAACGCCCCTCCCCGGCGGCGTGGGTTTGCGCTAACGGCGCGCGGCTTCGCGGATCATGATGTCCTCGCGGCTCTGGGCCAGCACGGCACCGTCCAGTTCCAGCGTGCTGTGCAGCTCCACCTTGAGGGGCTGTTCCTGCGCCGTCTGCATATTGCGGGCGGCCTCCAGCAACGCGGCCTTCAATTCCTCCTGGGCGCGGCGGTCATCGTCCCGGCTGGCCAGCGTGGCCAGGCGTTCTTCCAGTCCTTCGCCTGTGTCCAGGAAGGACGTGGTGCCGCCGAACAGCGCCGCGCCGTAGTCATCGAAGGCGTCCGGGCGTTGTTCCGGTCCCCGGCCCGTGGCCTCGGCGCGGGCGGAGAGGGCCGTCAGGTAGTCCGTGGGATCGTCCGGGTCATAGGGCAGCTTTCCGGCTGCCAGAGGGGCCTCGACCATGGCTTTTTGATACCACTGCTGCCCCAGCTCAGTGCCCAGGATACCGCCTAGCGTCGCGCCTGCGGCCGCGCCGACGGCCGAGCCTACGGGACCGGCCCAGGCCAGGGCGGCGGCCCCCATTTCCGCGCCGGCCACGCTGCCGGCAAGGCCGCCCAGACTGGCGGCGTTGGCTTCGTTCTTGGCTTCACGGGACAGGCTGTTGTCCGTTTCCGTGGCATATATCTGCCCGGCGGCCATGGCGGCATTGAGCAGGACGTTCCCGGCCAGGGCTTTTTGTCCGGCGCCGGTCGCACCGGTCGCGGCCGTCGTGCCCGCAGTGGCGGCGCGTGGCGCACCTGCGGCAGTCACGGCAGAGGGCTTGCCCATGGGCACCGTCACGGCGG